TGGTTCTACGGGTGGTGGAAATTCCGGCGGTGGCACTGGTGGAGGAACTGGTGATGGAAATACCGGTGGTGATGTGGTTGTAGAGGAACCGATTATACCATTGGTAGATTATGAAATTGCTATTGGTTCTAATTTGGAAAATGAAGTAGGTGATTTAATAAAATTAAAATACGAAATACGTTCAAGTGAATCTGTTTTGGATTCCGATGAAATTTTATTAGCCGATGGTAGTACGGATAATAAATCTATATTAGAGTCTTTATTGAAAGATAATGTATTAAACATATATTTAGAAAATACATTACCTTCAAATTATAGTATAGTTAAAATATATTATACGGATAAACAAACTGCAATAAACTATCCGTCGGATTATACTAAATGGAAAGTTGGAAACACTTTTATAGGTCAACAAGCAACTGAATTAAAACGTGGTGTTGCAGTCGCTGTTATTTTAGAAAAGGAAATTTCCGTAGCAAAACCAGTAATATTATTAGAGTCTTCGACATATACGAAACAAATAAAAGATTCGGATACCGATTCAATCATTAATATAAAATTTACTAAAACGGATTGTGATTTTGTAGATTTTTATATTGCAACCGATAAGAAAATAAGAGTCAACGCTAGTAATGGATTTGTTTCTTTATCTTTTAAGAATGATTTTAGTGGAGTTTTTGGTAGTAAAAAAATAATAGTAGTACCTGGTAGTGATTTATATGGTACAGGAGATAAATTGGAAATTCTATTAAATTTTATTTCAGTTAATGATTTTCCATCTATTACCGAAATTGTTTATACCGATTCGATTGATATTCCTGCCTTTTCTGATTTAAACATTGAATATGATGTAAAATATTCTACATTTTCAACTTCATTTATTGATGTTGATTTGGTATTAAAAGATAATACAAAAATCACATTATTCAAAAAATTAAACGCAAATGGTTCATTTAAGATTAATATAAAAGAACTTGCTGCAAAATTTAATGGTTGGAATGGTAGTGATAATGTTACATTAATTTTAAAACCAATAAATAATTTAGGTGAAAACGAATTGATTGGTAATGAATATGAAATAAAAACTAATATTTTATATCCATTAATTAGTTTAGATGAGGATATTATTAAAAAATCAATTTACGATGCATTTATTGAAAAAATACAATTTTTACAACCCGAAAGAGAAAGTAAATATCTAACACATCTTGTAAATTTTGGAGATGATGAAAAATCATTAGTTTCAAGTTGGGAAGAAGATAATTGGACTTTATCTAAAAAATCCAAAGATGAATTAGGAAATGAGATTGTTAAACCAGAAGATGAAGTAAAATCTTTAATATTAAAATTATACAATCCACTACCCAGTAATGTAACTTCAAATTCAACATTTTGGATTACAAAATTAATGAGTAATCCACTTATTGAAACTGTAATATTAACTCAACAAAATGATATAAGTTGTCCTCCAATAAAAGGGCCAAACTTTAATATTGATGTAGATTTTGTACAAGGAAGCTCAACCGGATATGAATCGTTGGATAATATATTATTAAATAATGATGTAACAAGCTCTTCAAATTTAATTACAACCTATCTTAGTTCATCATTAAGTAATACCGATGAATTAAATATAGACTATGCAAGTGGTTCAACTTATTTGTGGAATAACTTTGTACATTTTAGTTCAGCAAAAGAAAGAGTAGATAATTTTGTATATAAGGTACAACTTATAGAAACATATGAAACGGCAGTGTCTGCATCAAATGCATCACAAGCACATAGTGGTTCTTTAGCATCTATACAAGAAGCTGAAAGACAACTATTAAAGAAAAATCAATTAATAAATAATTTTGATGGATTTGAAAAGTTTTTATATACATCATCTTCATTGAGCTGGCCATATAATGGTAATAGTAGAATCGTTCATACTAACAATACGGTTATTAGTTGGTATAGGGATATAATAGAATTGGCAGAAGATTATGATGTAAATAATGCAGATTGGGTACAAAATAATATTCCACAATTTATTGTAAATAACGAAGAAAATAGAAGTTTACTTTTATTCTTTTCAATGATAGGTCAACATTTTGATAATATTTATTTTTATACAAAATCTATTGAAAAAAGTAGAAACTTGGGTTATAAATCAAAAGATGGGGTGTCAGATAAATTATTACATGATGTATTAAAGTCATTTGATTGGGATGCTAAAAACTTGGCAGCTGACTCAAAACTTTGGGAATATACATTCGGATTGGATTTGAATGGTAACCAGAAATTTGATTCACCTGCTAAACAAAGAACTTATGAAATATGGAGAAGAATATTAAATAATTTACCATATCTTTTAAAACATAAAGGAACTAGAAAGGGAGTATATGCATTATTAAGTTGTTATGGTATTCCATCGTCAAACCTTTCAATATTTGAATTTGGTGGACCAGAAGTTAGTGAAACTACTAAAAGTAAATTGGTATATGATAATATTACCACTGCTTTAAAAATGAATTTAACTTCTTCAATTCACATGGGTTGGGGTTCAACTAATAATACATCTAGTTTAAGACCGAATACAATAGAATTATTTGTAAAACCAAGTGAAAGTACAAATTATACACTAATATCAGGAAGTGGATGGAACGTATCATTGACAGCATCTATCGATGAAAGATATGGGCAAGTTGCATTTAATTATAATACAACAAATGTATTATCATCATCAATATTACCTATATACAATGGTGAATTTTTTGGTATATCAGTTAGTAGTGGTTCAGCTGGATTAAAATTGGATGTTCGTCAGGCAAATAAAGAAAGAACTATATTTCAAGAATCAATTACGGCTTCGGTTGTAAGTAATTGGAATAACGGAAATAGTATTAGATTGGGCGGAAATTATTCGGGTAGTGTAGACGAATTCCGTTTATGGTCTAGTCAATTAGATACTCAAAGATTCTATGAACACGTATCATTTCCTGAAATGATTAATGGTAACGACATATATGGTTCAACTGATGAATTACATTTTAGATTAGACTTTGAATATCCTAAAAATTTAAATGAAACATATGGTACATCTTCATTAATAAATGTTGATACAAACATATATTACCCACTAATACAATTAAACCCATCTAGTTCTTTACAAATAACGAGAAATATATTAGAAGAAACGGGTTCAATAGGTAGTAATGTAATATTATCAATAAATCCATCGGCATCATATTTGGCATCTGCAACCGGATTTACTTCAATCACAGATTATCCATATAATTTTGAAGTAATAGATAGAACCGTTGTTTTAGAAATTCCAGATTTGGGTTCTGGTAGATATTCAACAAATAAAGTTAGATTTGAAAGTCAGTATAATTTAGATGGAACGGAAATAACTTCAACTAATGGAGTTAATTTATCGGCAAATAGTAGAGGAACTAAAAAAGCATTTGACCAATCACCAACCGATTCAAATAGAGTGGGATTATTTTTCTCACCAACAAAAGAATTAAATATTGATATTGCTAAATCATTCGGTGGAATAAATTTAGATAATTATATTGGAGACCCAGGTGATAGAACTAAATCAAATTACAAATCGTTGGATAATTTAAGGAATTATTACTTCCAAAGATTTGATAATAGAAACATTTACGAATACATTAACTTAATCAAACTATATGAGAAATCAATGTTTGAAGATATTAAGAAAATGTTACCTGCAAGAGTTAAAGCCACTACTGGTTTATTAATTGAACCGCATATTTTAGAAAGAAGTAAGATTGCACAAAAAGACCCAACCGGAGAAGAATATCAAAAAGAAACCACAATTCATTATGGAGATACTACCATTTTATCCGCAGAGAATTCACAATATGAAAGTGTAATTGATGCAAATCTTTCCGAAAACCTAACAGGTGAAAATAATCAATATGAAAGTGTAATTGATGCAAATCTTTCCGAAAACTTAATAGCAGATTCTTATCAATATGATTCTTTAATAAATGATAATTTATTACCTACTACAATGGCAGAAAATTATCAACAAAATGTAACAATTGATGCAAGATTGGATTTGCCTACAATATTAACTGAGGTTGATTTACAAATAGATACATTTGGTCAAACGGAGTATGAAACAATTGGATTTGGTATTTATGCGGAGGATGGCCATGCAATCCGAACATACTTTGATAAAAATGGTAGACGTGTAAAAGAAAGAATTAAAGTTAATTTAGTAAAAGAAGAAAAAACACGAAAAATTAATGTTTGGAATGTGATAACACCGGATAGAAAAGGTGACCCAAGAGGTGGAATGCGTGCTGAATTGGAAACATATTATGAAACAAAATTGTATATTCAACCATATTCAGGTTCAACAACAATCACCGCGGGGAAGAATAACATTGTTCAGGTGACGGCCGTAGATGGATATTTACCAACACATTATAGAAATACATCTGATTTGACAACTGGATTACAAAATAGTTTCTTTAGAGGTTCAAAAAATACTGCAGCAACTACTTTAGATGGTAGTTCTCCTGTTGAAACGTTCATATCTAATCCAACCACATTAACTGTAAATAAAACTGGTAGAAATACGGCAGAACCAATTTTGGAAGTAGAATAACTAAATTTAAAAAATAATTATATTTATAAACAAAGATAATATTATACTATGGGATATTTAAGCAACACAGAATTAACCGTTGATGCTATTCTTACCAAAAAAGGTAGAGAAAAATTAGCAGCAGGACAGGGTTTAAACATTACTCAATTTGCATTAGCAGATGATGAGATTGATTACACATTATATGAACCAGCTCACCCATTGGGAACACCTTCTTACGACGCAGCTATTAAAAATATGCCTGTGTTAGAAGCTAATCCTGATGAGACACAAGTAATGAAATATAAGTTGGTAACTTTACCAAAAAATACAACACGTATTCCGGTTGTTGAGCTTGGACAGGTCCCAAGTGGATTAACTCAAAGAAGTGGTGAAATTACTTTGAATCCAACCACATCCGGTGGAGGAAATAGAAGTTTAGGATATACTGTTGTATTGTCTAATAAAAATGCCGGTGATATCATCGGAGAAGGTGTAACATCAAATGTTGGTTCAGTACCTTTATTTATAGGTGATGATGTGTCAGCAACGGCAGTGGTAGCTAAAGGGCAAACTTTTAAATTTATTCCAAACCCATCTTTAACTTCGACTATCAAAACAACTATAACAGTTTATGGTAACGAAACGGGTGGTTCACAAACAATTCCATTAACAGTAACTTACGTTCAATAATAAAAAACTATGGCATTAATAAGAGACAATAGAGGAAGCCTTTTAGCAAGTAATTTATCAACTTACTTAGCGGGTGCAGCAAACACCGCAGGGACTCCAATCGATACTAACGAATTAGTTAGAATCGTAAACCAATTTTTAGGAACAGGTGAACAAATCAGTTCAGATATCGCTACTATTAGTAATGGTATTTATAAAAAATTTGGTACAATTGATAAAGTAACTAATAGAACTGAAATAGTAACTTCTGGAATATGGAGTGGTGATGCGGGTTCTTTAGCAGTAGATGCAACCTATACATCATCTGTACAAGTAACAGGAATTAGTGGTAAATATTATATAGATGTTTATAATGCAGTATCATCATCGGATAATGCAGAAGTTCAATTCTCATTAGCATATGGAGATGCATTGGGATATGGTTCTCCTAACTTTGGTCAAAGTGATGATTCATTTAGACAATCGTTAGCAGTATATAATCAATTTAAAAATGTATTATTAGATAGTTCTGATAATTATTTTAGTATCTATACTGGTTCAACTGCAAATGGACATGATATGAAATCATTCTACGCAATAAACATCAATAGAGCTAGATACAAAGAAAGATTAGACCCAGGTAATATCTCAATAGATTTATCGGGTTCAATAGGAGAAATAACATTAATCGATGATAGTGGCGGAACAGATGAAAATGTAACAACTGCCGGTAGAGTGTATAACTTAGTAGAAGGTGATTTAAATATTGGTTCTGCATTAACTTCGAGTATAACGTCTTATTATGATATAACTTCAAGTCAAGGATATGGTTTATTTTATCCAGATATGGGAATTATTTTATTAAATCCAACTGCTTTAAAAAATAAAGTAGGTGCCGATTTAGCAGCTGCAACTACTTCTTCAGCTGGTGTGTATCACAATAATTCATTAAGTGGTACAACATATACAAACACATCTGGTTCAATGGCTTTATTAAAAGCATTAGCAAAGGGTGCTGACTTTCAAGTAAGAAGAACTGAAAATGTTTCAACTTCTCATTATTTTGTAAGAGCAAACAATAGAGAATTTAACTTCTCAAACAACCCAACATTCGTAACAGGTTCAGTTGGTGCATTTGTTAATTCATCATTTGAAAGAGACCCTAAAGTTTATATTACAACTGTTGGTTTATATGATGATGCAAATGAATTATTAGCAGTAGCAAAAACTTCAAGACCAATTGAGAAATCATTTGATAAAGAAGTAGCAATTAAAGTTAAATTAGACTTCTAATCGGAGAATAAAATAAAAAACTATGGCCCACCTTAATTTGGTGGGTTTTTAGTTTTAAGATATTTATATACGATATGTTAAAAAGAATACCCAAGTCGGATATTAGTATAAGGCCTTTCAAAGCTTATAAGGAATGGAGTTTTAGTGGTTCGGCTGCAACTGCAGAACCTAGAATTGCATTGTTGGAAGCTGAATTGGGTCAGTATGATTCAACCGGAAGTAATGTAATTACAACCGGTAACTTAAGTGGTTCTTCATTTAATAAACATTCGGTATACGGACAATTAAGAGCTCAATTTTATAATGGAAACGAAGATAATCCATTTACAAGAACCGGCCATAAGAATAATCAATACGATAATATTGATGCCTCAAAAGATAGATTTTTAAGTGGCAGTGCAAAAGTAATTTCTATACCACAAATTTATGTTGGAGAAGGTATAAAAAAAGGGTCTGTTTTATTGGTAGATAATAATACGGAATATGTAGATGATTTATACGGAAATATAATAGATACTTCAGGAGATAGTATAACTATAATTTCGGTTGATATTGAATCGCGACAAATAGTATTTACAGATTTGTTAGCAACACCATACACCGTATCGATAGATATAGCTCCTGCTATGGATTTCGATATACAAAGTGGTACGTTCAATTTAGTATATAACGGGACAAACTATGATAGTAATATTATATCATTTGATGTAGAATCGGGTATAATGGTTGTAGATAATATTGAATTTTTACAAGGAGGAGCTGCTATTAGTAAAATTGGTAATGTATTCTATAATCAAGGATTAATTGTAATAACAAGGGATGTTGCTAATAAGTTAACAAGTGGGTGGCAATTGGATTACAAATCAACTCAAACAATTTACGAACATGAATATCTTTTGGTTGTAAATGAAGATGAATTTAATGTGTCGCAAAATCCAACTGCGGTAGTAGAGGTTGGTAAAGAAACTCAAAGATATATAACTTCCGATGGTAAAACTATAAGTGTTGTCACAAATACAGGAACCAAATATATTAAAAAGAAATCAATATTAGAAGATGGTAGTATTTTGGATTATAGAATACCATCATCATTTAAAGCAAATGTATCCGGTGGATTTGAACACTATGAATTAAGTAGTTCGGTAGATAGTACAGGTTCATTCTTAGCTCCATTTATTACAACAATTGGATTATATGACGATGATTGTCAATTGGTAGCAGTTGCTAAATTACCACAACCAATAAAATCGGAACCAGATATTCCTGTAAACTTTATTATACGATTTGATACTTAATCTTATATTTATATACAAAAACAAATAACATGGCTAAAACTATTTTAGAATTATACGAAGAACAAAAAGCAGGTGGTTGGGAAGAAGGTAAACCCGCTGCAGCATTAGTAGATGCAGAAAAAGCAAAAGACAAAACAAAGTATTCAGTAGGAATTGATTTTTCTGGAACAAAAGATGCGGATGATAAAGCAATCGCAGCGTTTGAGAAGATTTCACCAGCTGGTAACAAATATGGTTTAGCAGGTGCAGCCATTGGTGGTGGTAGTTCATATCTAAAAAACGGATATAACGATACTAAACCATATGGTAAGCTTGATAGAGCAAAATAAAACAACTTAATGGCAAAAAAAGTTACAAAAAAGAGCAATCCAAAATGGGTTGCTAAAAAATATGGATTTAAGTCTGGTTTAGAAGAAACCATCTCTCAACAAATAGAATCTTATGGAATTAAAGTAGAGTATGAGACCGAAAAGGTTCCATACATAATTCCTGCATCCACTCACCACTATCATCCTGATTTCAAACTACCAAATGGTATTAGAATAGAGACAAAAGGTAGGTTTGTGGCAGCTGACCGTAAGAAACACTTATTGGTTAAAGAACAAAACCCAAATATGGACATTCGTTTCGTATTTTCCAATTCAAAGAACAAAATCACCAAAAAGTCTAAAACGACCTATGGGGATTGGTGTGAAAAGAACGGATATAAATATTCGGACAAAATCATCCCAAATGAGTGGTTTTTAGAGGAAAATAGACCTTAAAATATTTGGTAATATCAAATATTTGTCGTATATTTAAGTCGTGTTGAAGCAAAATGATAAGAATATAGTCGTATCTACCCTTACTGGTATTTTAGGTAGTTATCTCAATCTCAAAGGGAATGAGTTGGCATTTTACTGTCCATTCTGCAATCACCATAAACAAAAACTACAAGTTAATACGGAAACCCAAAAATGGCATTGTTGGACTTGCAATAGTGGTGGTAAAAAATTGACCTCTTTATTAAAGAAGTTAGATGTTGATAGAAAGACTATTTCAATTATTAGAGAAATATACGGAGATAGCAATTATAACCCACAATTAGAGGACGCCGATACAAAGGTGTTCATTTCCTTACCAAAAGAATTTATATCGCTTAGTGAGACTCCAAAGGGGTTTAATCCTGAATATAAACACGCAATCCATTACCTTACTCAAAGAGGTATTACAGAAAAAGATATAATCAAATATAATATAGGATATTGTAAAGAAGGGTTGTATGGGCAAAGAGTAATTATACCATCATACAATTCCGATGGCACATTAAATTACTTTGTTTCTCGTTCGTATTATCCGGACAACAAAATGAAATACAAAAATCCTCCAATCAGTAAAAATGTAATATGTTTTGATTCACAAGTTAATTGGAATGAACCAATTATATTATGTGAGGGTGTATTTGATGCAATTACTATTAAAAGAAATGCAATTCCACTTTTAGGTAAGTTTCCATCCAGAACATTGGTTGAAAAAATCTTTATGAGTGGAATTACTGACATTATTATTTCATTAGATAACGATGCAATAAATGAGGCACTTAAAGCTGCCGAATATTTTAGAAAACAAGGTATTCATGTAAAAATGATGTATCTTAAAGATAAAGATGCCGCCGATATGGGGTATGAAAAATTCTACGAAGAGTTAAAGGAAGCTAAAGAGTTTTCATCGGAAGAATTATTATTGAACAAAATAAATTCATTATGAGTTTAAAGAAAATTTATCATATAGCGGATGTTCATATCCGTAATGTGAAAAGACACAAAGAGTATAGACAGGTATTTGAATTGATGTTTGAGGAAATCCGTAAAAGAGGAACCGAAGATGCAATTATATATTTGGCAGGTGATATTGCACATGCGAAGTTGGAAATGAGTCCAGAATTAGTCAACGAAATAAGTTGGTTATTCAAAGAGTGTGCCAAAACCTGTCCTACAATTCTTATTACCGGTAATCACGATTGTAATATGAACAATATGGATAGAATGGATGTTCTTACTCCTATTGTGGATGCATTAGAATTAAAAGACTTTTATTACTTAAAAGATACACAGGTATTTTCTATTGGTGGTGTTGATTTTTCAGTATTTTCAATTTTGGATAACAAAGAAAATTGGATTACTGCTGATAAACTATTTGGTAATAAAAAGATTGCATTATTCCACGGACCTGTTGATAATTCTCAAACTGATATCGGATATGTAGTAAGTAGTAGACATTTTACAACGGATATATTTGATGGTTTTGATTTAGCCTTATTAGGTGATATTCATAAGCGTCAGGAAATGATAAGTCCGAAAGGTTGTAAGGTAGTTTATGCAGGTTCACTGGTTCAGCAAAACTTTGGTGAGACATTGGATAGACATGGATTTTTAGCATGGGATTTAGACACAATGACCTATGAGGAAATTGACATTCAAAATGACTATGGTTATTATACTATGGATATTGACAATGGTAAAGTTCCAGTTGTAAACGATATGCCAAAACATCCTCGTTTAAGAGTAAGATTGTCAAACACCGATACTGCGGACACTAAAAAGGTAATTGCAGAAATCAAAATGAAATATGGTGTTGATGACTTTACAATTATTAGAACAGACTCCCTATCAAAAAAGAAAACAGGAGATAGAGGTAATAAATTAGACTTTGAAAACATTGCAGATATAAACTACCAAAACTCACTTATAAATGAGTATGTGGAAAGAATGATGCCGTTTGTAGATGCAAAAGATTTAGGTGAATTAGAAAAAATAAATAGAGATGTTAATAGTAGAATTACACATGAGGAAACTTTAAGAAACATTTATTGGAAACCGATTAGATTTGAGTTTTCTAATATGTTTAGTTATGGTGAGGACAATAAGATTGATTTTAGTAAGTTAAACGGATTGATGGGATTGTTTGCACCGAATGCACAAGGTAAGTCGTCTATCTTTGACGCAATTTCATTCTGTCTTTATGATAAGAGTAGTAGAGCATTCAAAGCACAAAATATCTTAAACAATAGAAAGCAAGATTTTAGTTGTCATTTACATTTTCAAATTGAAGGTATAGATTATCATATTGAAAGAACTGCAAAAACTATAAACAAAGGAAAGAATGTTAAAGTTGATGTTCAGTTTTATAGACAAGATGGTGATGATAAAACTTCTTTGAACGGAACTGAAAGGAGAGACACAAATGCCGTAATTGAACAATATGTTGGTAAGTATGAAGATTTCGTATTGACTGCATTATCGTTACAAGGTAATAACTCTATATTCATTGACAAATCCCAAAGTGAGAGAAAAGACTTACTTGCTCAATTTATGGGATTGAATGTTTTTGACAAATTATATGAAACAGGAATTGAAGATATCAAAGAAGTTTCAGTATTGATTAAAAACTTTAAGAAAAACGACTTTACTACCGAACTTGCAGATAAAGCAAATGACTTAAAAGAGAAGAAAGGTGAGTTAAAAGAATTAGATAAAGAATTGAATAGATTAAATGCTGATAAAGATGGTTTGGATGGTGTTGTATTGGATTTGAGTAGAAACCTTACTCCTATTGACTCTAATTTGGACTTACCTACTTTGGAAGAAAAAAGAAAGGGTTTGGGTGAAGATATTCAAAACAATACAATGTTAATTGGAACAAAAGAAAC